ATCAGCGTGACTGGTCGCGCTATCCCATGAAAGCGTGATGTCGGGCATGTCGTGCAAGCAAAAAGAAACCCGCCGAAGCGGGTTTGGTTGTCTCGGTGCGCGGCAGCGCTACATTTGCTGATTCGGCACGTTTGACGTGATAGTCGAGCTGCCGCCCTGCACCTCTTGGACGTTGTGCGTATGCGAGTCGTACAGCTCGCGCATGCCCTTCATCGTCTCGCTGTTCGTCAAGATGTTGTCTTGCATGTCGCCAGTCGACGAAAGAGTCGGCGTATCGAACTCGGATCCACCAGGCGCGACCACACTGAACTTCCCGCCCGCCACGATCTTGAAATCACCACTGCAGTTCCAGGTAACGTTAGCGGCATCGTTTACGACGACGTCCTGACCTTTCGCCTCTACGATGATGCTGCCGTTCTTCAGGTAGACGCTTTTCCCGTCCTGGCTGTACAGCATCGATTCGCCTGGCGCGAGCCCGCGCGGCCGCGATTCTTGGTGGTTCGTTCCGACCACCGCGCCGGCTGATCGGTCGCCGGCGACATGCAATGCAAGCGCATCGGAACCGATGGGCGGGTTAGACGAAAATCCGAACTCAGGCACGCGATAGCGACCGGCCGGCACCTCGAGGCCGTTCATGCGCAGCTGCACGATCTGCACTGGGCCCGTGTCATCCACGAATGTGATCCGACCGCGACCGAACAGGCTACGGACGCGATTCAGCATGTCTCTCATTGCGCAACCTGCCTGAAATCCGGGGCGACTGGATTGAGAATGATCGGCTCTTGATAGAACGCTTGCGGAGGCATGATAGTCAGCTCGGCAGACGTACCCTGCCCGCCCTTCTTGTACGTCACGTCGGAGATCAACCAACGCTTCTTCGGCAGCTTCAAGGACGGGAGATCGATGTCAACGAGCACATTCGGCTCATACAACGAGCCAGCCGAGTCGCGCCAGGAATCCGTTACGAGTCGCACTTGGTACGAGCGGCCGAGCCGATAGGCCATCTCCCAATTCGCACGCTGAAGGGCGATATCCTTGCCGCCGGTCACGTTCTCCGAAATTATCGCGCGGTACCGAAACCTCGGCACCGTCGTATCGTAAACGTGAGCGATGATATTGCCGCCGTCGCCGATGTCGCGCAGCGTATCGAGGCCCTGATAGGCCGCGTCATATTGCGAGAACCGGCCATCCATCGCCATCATCAGCGCCGCCGATGCGACATTGATTCCTTCCGTGAAGCCGCTCGACGCGACGCGCATGCCGATCGACGTGTTGCTGTTGTTCGCTGTCGGGCCGCCCGAGGCAAATAGCAGGCTGCCATCGGGCATGTCGTACAGCAGCAGCCCCCGGAACCGGCACAGCAACTCGAGCACTGCATACGACGTTTCGCCCACCATCACGTTGACCTGCTCGATGGGCGCGCCGACGTCGGTACCAGCTGCCACGCTCGACGCTATCCCATACGGCGCGCACAACGCAGCTGCGATCTTGTCGACCGTCATGTTGAGCATCTGGCCGCCGTCGATGAACGCTGCGCAGTCGACCAGATCCTGACACTTGCTCCGGCCGGTAATCCTCACCGTGTGCTGATCGCCACTGTACGACGGCATGTAGCGATCGACGAATCCGGTCAGGACTAGGTCATCGCCGAGCACCACCTGCACCCAGTCTCCCGGCTGCGCCAGAATGTCGCCAACGCCTGGATATGGTTCCGTATAGCTCACCTCGAAACTTGACGGACAGCGCTCGATGCCGCGCGAGACGCTGACGTCCGTCCAGCCAGTAATCGAGCGGGCATTCGACGTCGTGAAGGTCTCCTGCCCGAGCTTCACCGACGGGTTGAACGTGCAGGTCGCAACCTTCAGAGTGACGTCATCGTTCATTTCGCAAGCGCTTGAAACGAAATCGGACAAAATGCGGGGTGAATCGGGTCGACCTGCTGCAGGAACTGGGGCTCGCGCCTCGAGTCGTTGTAGATGCGCTGCGCGAGCACCAATGACGGCAATGGCGCGTTAAACGAAAACGTCGCGAGCGGCGCAAGGTCGGCGCCACGCGCCGTCAGATCAACATAGACGGCTCGCCGCAGCTTTCGCAGCGCGACAAACGTATCGTCGTCACCAGCATCGCCCGCCACGTCAATCTCAGCGTCGTAGAGATCGAGCGCGTCGGACAGAACGGTCACTGCATCCAGTTGCGACGACGGCTGATAACCAGAAAGCGTCGTCGCGAGCTGCGCCAATGCGTACCGGCGCAGCAGAGCTGCAGTCGCGACCTGGACGGTGCGCATCGATGCGCCGATCTGACCGGGCACGACGACGTCCTGTGGCGAATACTGCGCGAGTCCGCTCACCAGCCGCACGGCGTCTGCCGGATCGTTCGCCGATGCGGCGACCGCGGAGACGAACGCATCGACGGCCGAGCCAAGCGTGGCACCGTCTGATGGGTTCGCCGCGGCCGCCTGCATCGCCGCACCGGCGGACGCGACAGCGGTACGCCCTGCGGCCGATGCCGCGAGCAGATCGGCTGCAGTGGTGCTGGTCGACGCCTTTGCATTGCTCGCCGAATAGCCGGAATTGCCGCCGCCGAACAGCCGGCCGAAATTGCCGGACAGCGTCGACACCGCACCAATCACGCGCTTGACGTCGTTCACTGCTGTAATACCAAGCTGGTACCAGCCCACCACTGTCGAGACCGCCTTCTGCACAACGGCAGCTCCGTTTCGGATGTCGGCTGCGACGTCCTTCGCATAGTCGAGCAGTGATTTCGATTTCAAGTCAGCCGATTGATCTGCGCTATCGTCAGCCGTCGAAACCTGCGTCGCCGGAAACTTCCGAGGCCCGGACTTGATCAGCGTCAGGCGGATTTCAAACACCGGCCCGAGATCGATGCGCTCTATCGTCTCGACCCCGAGGCACGCGACGCTATCGATCGTTCCGAACGTCGGATGCACAAGCGTCGCGGTGCCTGGTCCTTCGCACACGGCCAGCAGGTTATCGCGCTGCTCGATAACCGCGCCGGCGCCCGTCTTGAGATCGTTCTCCAGTAGGAACCCGATCACCTCGAACGCGCGCGATTTCTTGCCGAGGTCTTCGGGCCACACGTCATCCCGAAACGGATACGTGTGAACGGCCTTTTTCTGGCCAGCTGACGTCCGGATCTCGAATACCCCGAACGGAACCCCGCCATAGCTTGCCGCCTTTAGGCTTGAAAACCAGTCTCCGGTCAGCAATGAGCCAAGGTTGTCGGCAGCCGACGCAAGGCCGCCAATACTGCCGACAACGCTCAGAATATCCGTTGTCGTCGATGCCATTGCGATTCCCCTTAAATTCCGTCGAGACGGTATTCCACGCGCGTCGGCAAATAGCTGCCGTCGTCTGTCTTCGCTTCCGCGCGCGCACCCTGCGGCACCCCCTTCATGTCGACCGAGATCTTCACCGTCTGGGCCGGTGCTCCTGCGGCGGCAGCGTTACCCGTGCTGCGCGAGCTCGTCGGCACGCCGGCCATGCCGGCACCGACCGCACCGTCGATCTGCATATCGCTGTAGGGCTGCATGCCGTTCTCGGCACGGATCTGCGCCCTGATCAATTTCGCAACCACGGACGAGTCGTTGAGATCCGGCACGTCGTTCGCACCGAGACCAGTTGCACCGGTCAGCAGGCTCACGTAGTTCGCCATCTGCAGCGGCGTGTTCCCGGTGCGTGCGCCGCCGGTCCACTTGTCCGCGATCTTCGCGATCGTGAGCCCCCGGTAGCCGCGCTCGAGGTTCCGGACGGCAGCCGTCAAACCGTCCTCGGGCGTCGCATAGGTGCGCTGATTGCCGTCGTGCAGGATGTTCAACGGATTGTTCGTCCGGATTCCGAGCGGCAGCTGCTTGTTGCCGAGGTCGGCCGGGTTCTGGCCGCCAGCGAGCCACGTCGCGATCTCGTCGTTCGATTTCCCCTGCCCCTTCGCGGCAAGCGCGCGCAGGAAGTCACCGGCCGATAGGTGTGCCGACGCCATTAGCCAATCGCCCTTGCGCACGTCGTCGATACCGTTGTTCTTGTCGACGTTCGGCAGCCCGGCGATCTCGGCCACCTTCAGCGCGCCCCAAGCCACGATGCCGGCAGTGCCGAGCGTTCCGAGTGCGCCAACGGCGGCCGGGATCGTTGCGGTGGTAAGTTTCGTGAGATTCGCGATCAGACTGACTACCGACGCGATCGGCGTGACGAGCTTTACGGCCGCAAGCGTGATCAGCACCCCCTTCAGGCCGCCGATGTTGTCCCACAGCTCCTTGGCCTTCTTCGACACCTCGTTCCAGTCGATTTTCGACAGCCATGTGACGAACTTCTGCACCGCCTCGGCGAG